TCGGTTTCCATAGCGACAGATAAATTGGTCGCCGCAATGGTGGCTTCTTTGAATTCATCGCCTGTGATTTGCGTAAACGTGGCAAGCTGCGACATCGCGCCGATTAAGTCTTCATCGCCAAACGTAGAAACGTTCTGTAGCTCTGAAGCAAAATCAGCTAGCTCTTTTTTGGTAAAACCAACAACGCCGCCAGTGCTTTTTAGTCGCGCCTCTAACTGAGCAAGCGCGGCTTCCTGCTTAACGGTCGCCTGAATGACTTTTTGAGCAACCACGCCACAAGCAATGCCGCCAATCAGCGTTTTAATATTGCCAACGCTTTTTTTAGTTTGGCGCTCCCACTTCTGAAGCTTGCTATTTGCTCGCTCAAGCTCTTTTTGATATTTAGCCGTTTCAGCCTCAAGCCGCACGACCAGTTTTGCTAAATCAGCCATCAGATGCCGCCGTGTTTAGAAATTCGACAAACGCAGAAACAGAGCTTTCTTGCTTCTGGCGCTTGCTCTTGAGAATGAAGTCGTTGGGCGAGACAGCAGGCGTGCTGCGCCCTCGGTTTGAGTTAAAGATTTGCGAGGCAATGATTCCGGTGTGAATGTTGTCGCGTAGCGGGCCGAATGGCTCCATGCGGTAATATTCAATCCAATAGGTAAACTGAAGGCTGCTCATCGCCAGCACCTCTTCCAACGGCATCCGAAGATGGCCGGACAGCAGGAAGGCAAAGCGAAGCTCTGGCAGCTCAGTTAGTTTTTTTCAGCTTCCTCGCTGGCATCCTTGTCAACGCCTGAGATTTTTTGAACAAAGTCGCTCAGTTCGCCCAATACTTCAGGCTCCCATGCTTTGACTTCCTCCAGGTTATCAACAGACAATTCGCGACAGCTTTCACAGATCGACAGCGCTTGAATGTGCGTGATATCATGCCCGTTATCGCTGGCGTATTTGTAAAGCTGGATACGCTGCGAGGCGGTCAAAGGCACGAACGACAATTCAAATTCGCCAATCTTTTTGGTTTGCGGCTTCATCGAAAAAGCCGCATTCAATGCAGAAATATCCATAATTAAGCCGTTGTGCGAGTGATTGCGCCGGAGATTTTCAGCGTGAATGAAAGCGTGTTCCTGTCTTCAAAAGCTGGCGTAACGGTGTAACCCAAAAATGCCGCATTGAATCCAAACGTGAGTGTTTCAGTGCCGTTTGTCAGTGCAAATTCTACGTTACCATTTTCCGAAGCATCCACTTTTGCAAGCATCGCCGTTTGCTGTGTCTCGCTCAGAATCAGGTTGCAATCAACCGTAATTTCAGCGCCATCAGCCAGATAGGCCGCGATATATTCGTGGTTGCTAGTTGAATCAAAGCTTGAGACCTTGATCTGTTCTTTTGATACACCAATGCCGGAGACGTTATACACCTCGCCAACAGTGGTAAATGTTTCTGGGTCGCCGCCGTCACCAATTTTGAACGACAGACCGCCACTGAATGCATCAGACATAATGATTTCCTCTAAGGTTTAAAATGCGCGGGTGCGCTAGTTGTGGTGCGCGATCAGGTTGATCGTTTTTTGAAATAGGTCGTTTTCTGGCTCAAATGATGAGCTGGTCGATGAAACGATAAAATTGCAAAACGTTGTGTCGCCTTGCGTAATATTTTGACTTTCGAGGCCGTTGATAATTGTTTGCGCTTCAGCGTTTACAGCAGTCGGGCTTTTACCCCAAACATCAATAGTTAAGTCTGTCACGATAAACGATGCAGGCCCGCTTGTTGTCATGCTGCGCTGGACATCTGAGTCAGTAAAAACCACGGCTGAAACTGGTTTATTGCTAGGCAAATAGCCGTAATAAACACTTGATGAAGCAATGGAGTCGAGCAAAGCGAAAAAATCATTGACCATTAGACAACCTCAAGATATTTGCGCGCAGTTTTTCCTGAAAACGGTTTAACATTTCCTGTTTTTTGGCTCGAAAGGAGCGCTGCAACCAAGGACGCGCACGCATTTTTGATGTGCCAAGCTCCACAAATTGAACGGCATAAAACGCCTCTGGTTTCACGCCAATTCGCGCCCATGCTCTGGTTTTATCAGCGCTAATGCGTGAGCGGTGTGTGATGCTGCGTTTTGCGAATCCAGGCGCAACTAAGCGCCCTTTGTAGGTTCTGTGGGCGCTGCGGCCTGTAGGTATATTGGCTTTCATCTCTCGCTTAACGACTGTCGCGCTAGCATTGAGCGCATTCCGAAGCGCTTTGCCGCCTGCTTGCTTTCCCAGCTCTGATAGCTTTTTTGACAGCTCTTTCATTCCCTCAATCTCAGCCATCAATACGCACCGCATCGAATCGAATCATTTTTTTGAATCGGTCGGTGTTGTTCACTCTAATGACGTTGTAGTCATCTCCGTCAAAGCGGATTCGCCAGCCCTGATTCACTATTTTTGTGCTGTTGTCGTAACGCACAGTGAAGCGCTTTAAATCTTCGGCAATTTGCAGGCTTTGGGTTTCAGTTTCCGAGTATTGCACTTCCTGCACATCGCATTGACGGGAAAACTTGAGCGAGTAGTCCAGTTCATGCCCTAAAGTGCTGGTCTGCGCAGCCAGAAAGGACGCCTTAAAGCGTAGGGAGCCCGCTCTCATAAAATCACTCGCTTATAGCCATCCAAGAGCAACTGCGATGACGTTGGTACTGTGTTCAGCTTCACTTGCGCGGTATGGTCTTCTCGCTGGTCGTAGAGGGTGGATGCGATCATCAGGATGGCGTGTTTTACGTCCAAAGGCATGGAGCCCTCAACGCCAGCTAGGCCAGCGGTGAAGGTAACTGTCACCTTATCTCGACCCTGCTCAACTTCGGGCCATGATGCGTTGTAAGCTGGATAGATCTTTGTTTTAAATAGATCGGTTGTGTAATCGAAGTCTGTAAAAGTTTGGCCTGCGCCTTCAGTGTCAAGGTACGAGATTGCAATTGTGCTGGTATCAACAGGGCGCAACGGCAATTCGATGACGGATTCAAAATCATCGATCACCATGGAGAATTGACGGTCTGCAATAATGCCGTCTATCACTGTTTCGGCTGTGGCTCTTGCAGCACCGATCAGCATGGACAAATACGAGTCTTCGTCATTGTGCTCAATACGCAGATGAGCGCGAAGCTCAGCGAGAGATACCGGCTCATTAAAACTTGCACTGCTCTGCGTTAGTTTCATTTTTTGACCCGCTTAACTGGCTCAGCTTTTTTCGCTGCGGTTTCAACTGCTTTCACTGGTTCAGCTTGGCCCGCTTTAATCATGCGCAGCGCTTCTGCTTCAGATACTGCAACGACATCGCCCGCATTTTGAGTAAAGTCTGGGCCAGACCGACAAACTAAAAGCTTCACTTTCATTGTTCGCTCCAAAAATAAAGCGCCCCGAAGGGCGCATTAATCAGACTAAGATGCTGCCTGAACCAAGTGCTTAACAGCGGCTGTATTGATCAGCTCACCATCAAAGCGCTTGAAGCCAACCATGCCAACTTGGAACAACTCTGCGTAACGCTCGCGAAGAGTCATCACCTGGAAGCCGTTAACCTTGCGAACAATGTACTTAGAGTGGTCACCAAACAGGATTGAACGAGCACCCGCAGCAATGTTTGCCATCGCTTGGTTGATGCTGTAGTTGTAGCCCCAAATGGTATTAGGCTCGCCGGTGCGAACATCGCCCATTTGCCACAAGTAGTTGCCGTCACCGTCCTTCAGCTTACGGATCGCCTTTAAAGTGGTGTCGTTAAACTGGAAGCGGCAGCTTGGAGATGCGCGATAAGCAGGATCAACAGAATGAATCAGGTCTAGCAGCTCATCGGAAGTAATCGCCGTGGTTGCAGTAGCCGTTACACCTGCGGAAGATGCTGTCACAATGCCGTTTGGTTGGCTTGAACCTGTGCCAGTGGTCAGCACTTGGTTAGCAAGACGCCCTAAGCGCTCACCGAACAAGTCTGAGAGCAATGGCTCCATTGCAAAAGCCGAATCAGAAAGCAGTTCAAGCGGAATTTTTACCATGCCAGTATCGTAAACGTAGGCATTAAGCGCTTTTTCGCCAAAAGTAACGTCATCTGTGCCATCGTTATCAACAGCCGCATTCTCTGCCTTAATTCGGCCAGTGCCAGCGGTATCGTCAACGGTAGGCCAGTCAATTTGACGGCCGTTTGTGGTGTTCAACTCGCGAACAATATTCGCGTCCCACATTGGACCCCACGCCGCCATCGCTTTATCAATTTCGCCACTAAACTCTGTTGGAACTGTATAGCCACCGGCAGAATCAGTGCCTACTGACTGAGCACGAAGCTCAGCAGGAACATCCGCGCGATTGCGCATAAGTACATCACGCTCTTCTTTGTCCAGTGATGCAGCGCCGAAGCGAATAGCTTTTGCGAAAACTTCTTTATAGTCAGATACTGCACTATCTTCGTGACGCTCTTCGGTTTCGTAAACAGGCTTGCGAGAGTCGCCGCGCTCAGCGGCATC